GCATGATACCATGGTTGTACAAACATGAAGTAATCACTACCCATGTTACCTAGACGAAGAGTGTTTTCGTATGTCAAACTGGTAACATCAATTGGGTCAACGGCATCTACACCAGTACGCAATTTGGTTGGAGGGATCAACATATGCGTGAATTGACAACCTTTTGTATCCGGTTTGCATGCAACTTTACAGCATGATACAATGTTACTCAACGAACGGTAGTTAGACCATACAGCGTTGCAAGTCTTGTTACGTGCAGCAAAGAACAATACTTTGATGGCGTGGGAGAATCTGATATCTTGAGAACGAACTTGAGCTACATCATACGTAGTTACAGGAGCCGTTTGTACTTGTTCAATTAGGATATCACGTGGAGCACATGCCATACGTTTACGTTCATCGTTGGAAACAATAGCATAGTTAGCCCATACTTGTACACCAGTACCCGTACCACTCAATCGTGGTTCAGTATGGATAAATGCATTGGTCTTACCAGCTTCACCTTCACCAATTTGGACACCAACACATGTTTGGTCGAATACAGTGGTTGCTTGTAGAGGATCATCGCATTGTTTGGCTTCTAAATAGTAACCTTGTAATAGTTCATTCCATCCACGGAAACTAAAGTTAATACGCATGTCATTGTATGGAAGAGCAGCAGTTGGAAGAGCTACACCACTATCACGAGAGTAGAAGAATGGAAGTGGCAAGTTCAATACCGTTTGTGGTAGACTTTCACCTGGACCAGCTGGTTGACCAACCAATTCGGGGATGTTACCAATCATATTAGCGTAACCTTGACGTTTTCCTTCAGGGGTGGTAAAGGCAGACCAGAAATCAAGATGATAGTTATCAAATCGAGCAGCCACAAGGTCATTAAACGTGATGCAGCATTCTTTGACAAGATTGTGCATCAAGTTAGGAGACCATGCGATAACGGTGTGTTTTGCACCGGTACCTACTTGAGGACATTCGGTTTTATTTTCAACTTTAGGAATAGTCAAACGCAACCAGGTGTTTAGTAGATAATCACCGGCACGAGAAATAGTAACAGACCATTCTTGTCCGAATTCTGGGGATCCACTAGCTCGACTAAGAACTACAGGAACTTGAGTAAACCAGGTAGATTTACGAGTTTCGCGAACGAAATAAGCAGTTGCATCAGCACCACCGTACATGTATTTTTCTAGTTCATCGTATGTTGCTAAATCGATGAATCCAGATGTAAGATTTGAAGTACATAGAGAAGATTTACTAGACATTTTATTACTTGCAAGAAAAAAAAAAATTTTTATTATTTTTTTTTTTACTTACTTAAGAATTCTTGTTTAAATATAAGAATTTTGATTACAAAATACAAATGAATAACATTGATATATTAATGATTCACGATAATATATTAAAGAACTTTGAAAATGAAAGAAAGAATATTAAAAAATACAAAAATGATATCAAAAAGATAAAAACATCATTAAAATCCGATCTAACGTATCGAATGAAACATAATTTAGAAACAAATTTAAAATATCTGTATAAAAAGATTGATGATATTTCATCTGAAACTATATATAATTTCTATATTATGGAAAGTACCGAAATAATAGAAAAATACAAAAAAATTCTTCAGAAACCAGTTGTTTTTTCTTTTTTCGGAAAACGAGAAAATAAACAACAAGAAAAAAAAGAATTAGTTCAAAAATTTTTGCAAATTGCTAGTAAATACATTGACTTAGAACATCAAAATACATCGTCGCCTATCCGAAAAAATATAAAATCATGTACAAACTGTAACAGTGATAACTTTCAAAAAATAGAAAATGAAGAAATATGTATTGATTGTGGAAAAGTAACACATTTATCATCTACTAATTCTTCTTATAAAGATAGTGAACGAATCAATATGAGTGCTAAATATACCTATGATAGAAAGGTTCATTTTAAGGATTGTATTAATCAATACCAAGGAAAACAAAACGTTAATATATCTCCTGATGTGTATACTCAATTAACAAAGCAATTTGAATTACATGGACTTCTTCAAAAAAGTGACAATCAACAAATAAAATTTCACAAAATAACAAAAAAACACATATTTTTATTTCTAAAAGAACTAGGTCATTCCAAACATTATGAAGATGTTATCTTAATTCATTATGTACTTACTGGTAAACAACCAGATAATATTTCTCATTTAGAACCTAAATTATTAGAAGATTTTGATTTACTTGTTTCTCAATACGATAAGAAATACAAGAAAAACAAAAAATTATCAAGAAAGAATTTTATCAATACACATTATGTGTTGTACCAATTATTACGTAGACACAAATACCCATGTAAAAAATCAGATTTTAATATTTTGAAATCAAACGAACGAAAATCATTCCATGATAAAATATGTAAAGAATTGTTTAAAGATTTAGGATGGAATTTTACAACTACCTTTTAATTTATTTAAAAATTAAAAGTTATTCAAGTTTTTCTTCTTCTTGTCTTAATTCTTCCAACTCTTCAGAAAGCAATGCATCTAATTCTTCTTCAGTGTTTTCAGTCGTTTCAACCGACAAATCAGTTGTTTCAACTGGTGAATCAGTCGTTTCAACTGGTGAATCAGTCGTTTCAACTGGTAAATCAGTTGTTTCTACTGGTAAATCAGTTGTTTCAGATAAAGTTTTTTGATTATTATCTTGCTTTTCACTATCAGACATTTGAAAATTTACCTCTATGATATCTGATTTAGATGAGGTTTCTTCCTTTTCTGGTATATGAAGCATCTGTTTTGGAATTTCTGACACAGGATTTTTTGAAAAAGTTACATATGGTTTAGCAGGCAAAGATTTATGTACGTTTAATGAAATGGTAGAAACTTTTTGAGATAAGTTTGTAATTATATTTTCTAAACTAGTTATTTTATTGTTTTGTGCTTTTACTATTTCAATCATGTTTGTTAATTCAGCAGTCACTTTATTTATCTTACTTGAAAAATAAAAAGTAAATCCAATTAATACAACAACTTCTGAAATAACATGAATCATTTGGGATCTATTACTAAACATTTTATATTAATTTGTATCTTTTAAATAGATTCTTTAAAAGATAAAAAAGAGAGGAACAATGCATTGTATGTTTTATTTATAACATACCTAAACATTTTAATACTTCTCTTTGAACTTCTGAAATGTTTTTGATATTATCTTGTTTTTCTGGTTCTTGAATTTCTTCTAGTGATTCTTTGATACCTAAATTCTGTAAATCTCGACCAGTATCAACATCTACATCAACAACATCAACTTCATCGTCTGATGATTCAAATTCCATTGGTCCATCATCTATATTCATATCACCTACTCCTTTCAGTATATCTTCTATATCACCATTTTCAATGTAATTGTCTTCTTGATTATCATTTATTTCAATATTATCGTCTTCTTCGTCAATCAGATCTCTAACAGGTGATTCTTTCATTTGTTTTTTAAGATTTTCAATTGCCTTTTTGGTACCAATAATTTCTTTTCCATCTATTTTAATTTTTATTAATCCTCTTTTTTGAAAACTAGGAGACATACATATATTATTTCGTATATCACACACGTCATTATCATCGCAAAATTCTTTTTTGATTGGAGAACACTTGTTTTTCTGTAATAAAGAAGCTAACTCTGTTTTTTTACTAGGTAAACCTTTTTCGACACCATTATTCTTTAATATTTGAATCATTTGTATTTTAGTCATTCCTTTTACTTGTTCTTTGGTTAGAGGTAATTTTAAATCAACTGATTTCTTTTTGATGTTTTCGACTTTTCCGATATTTTTTCCAATTTTTTTTATAATTACATTTTTTGTATCTTTTGAACTTAATTTAATACCTTCTTGTTTAGCATAGCTTTTCAACTCAGGTACTTTCATTTCAGATAATGTTTTTGTGTATCCTGGAAGAATTACATTTGAATATTGTACTTTCTTCGATGATTTTTTCTTTAATGATTTTTTCTTAGGTGATTTTTTCTTTGATGATTTTTTCTTTTGTTGTTTATTATTTTTTAAAATCAGATCAACTAATTCTGGAATATCACTTTTTCTATATTTTGAATAACCTTTCACCCCTTCTTTTTTTGCTATTTTTTTGAGTTCTCCAAGATTTTTTTTTATTAAATCAGAACGTTTCATTTTTTATTTTATAAATATTTTTTTAAAATTAAATTTTAAAAAATATGAACAAATTCATTTGAATAATCTTGAACATCATCTCTAGATCTTCCCAATTGATTTGACAAGAGTTTACAATTATTCTCCAACAATATTTGATTATAATGTACGTGACCATAAATCCATGTAGATATATTATACTTATGAAATACAAAGTCTATTTCATTATAGTATAAATGTTTAAACTTATCATTTGCATGTTTAGGTCCTAAACACTTTTTTAAAGGTGGATAATGTGTAATAACACACGATTTTAATTTTTTTTGTTGACAGAAATTTAATGTTTTTTCAATAAATTCAAAATCTTTGTTATGATTGGCGTTATATAAATATGTGTTAAAACCTTTAATTCTAACTCTATATTTTGGAACATAACAATTTTCTGGTACTTTACTCCATAAAGTAGCACCAATAAAACATATATCTTCAATAACAACTGATGACTTATTCAATATATACAAG